TGCGTACACCGCCCTCGCCAACAGCTAACACCCTGAAATCAAAAAGGTAAAGACGCCCCATATGAATGACTGTTTCGTCATGGGGCGGTGCGGCACCGACGAGTTCAAAAACGCGCTGGAAAATTATACCAAGCCGACTCTGACCTGCGACGGCGGTCAACTCAGCATAATAAGGACCATAAGGATCCCATTTACCGCTCGGAGAAACGCTTGCTGTCCAAAAGTCCTGAAGCGGTTGCGATATGTCAAAATCTGGATTGGTAATAAGGTTCGTGCCAGCTTGGTAAGGAACAGGATCGCTTGGATCCCAGGGGATCGCGTTTTCTGATTCCTCTGTTTGAAATGTGAACGGGGCGTTAATTCCAGCATAATCCGCAGGCATACTATACGTGGACTGGCCGGAGATCAGTTGAAATTCGGAAACCGGGTTCATGAATGTCCACAGATACCGGCCTTTTCCTTCCACTTCGGGAAAGTAGAATCTGCGCAATCCGTTTTGAATGGCCGTATGGGCTTTATGGACTTCCGGGGTTTTCCATGTGGCGGGGTCCGGGCCAAACCCCAAGTAATCTCCAAGAATGTATTGGAGGGCTTGGTAGGTTGCCTGAAGGTCGGATGGTTCGGTTTGTGACCACGGAAATGCCCTGGTGATGGGCATATTGACTTTGTCGCGCTGAATCGAGGTTTTCAGACATTCGACCCAATGTTCCCACAATGGCCCTTTCTGTCCGTCGTTCCGTCTCATCTCGGCGATTGCCAAACATGCCGCAAGAATGGTCTCGGAATGGTTTGCAGACCCGTAGGCGTACTTGTTGGTTGTGTCGAGTTTTGCAGGGCGGATCAGAAACGTGTAGGTGATGGTCCGGCTTGCGTTGGGCGTCGGGTAGAACACCGCCTCGTACCGTTCGCCGGTTGTTGCACTAAACGTCTTCCTGTGAATAGCGGCTATGGTCGGATCGCCCGACGCGTTGTTGTTGGCCCGCAACGCTAAAAGTTGGTCATAGGGTACGATTTCGATGGTCTTCTTGACTACGGAAGCCGCATAGGTAAACCATTGGACCCCGCCCCCGAAGTTCTCAGGTAGATCGTAATCAAAGTCTGCGCTTGTAAGCGATACCGTGGCGGCTTCAAACAGGAAACTCCAGATGTGCGGCGGTTCGTTTTCGGCGAGGGACGGCGGATTTAGAAACGTCCGCATACCGGCATTGACGATTACGGCCAGGTCGGCGGTCTGGCTTGCGTCCCATACGGTCTTATCGCGGCCCCAACCAAGATAGTACCCGGTCTCGCCTGCAAAATCGTCGTAGCCCAGTGTGAGCGTAGGCTCGGCCATGTTCAGGTTCCTTGTTTAAGCGGACTGATAGCATGAAGCGGGATTTCCCGCCATTTTTTCTTGTCATTGCGAAGTTTCACACGAATTATCCCTTTGACAATATCGGGTTTCCGACCAACAATATGGCCGCTCCGTTTCGTCCCGCTTTTCCATGTAACCACCACCGGCATCCGTCGTTTGAACAGCTTTTGAAACGCGATCTGTTCTTGGATCATCTTGATCTTGGTTTTGTCGCCAAGCGCCCAGAACGCCGTCACAAGCACCAGATCGCGTATGTTAAAATCACCCAGACCCACCCGGTCTGCGAAGTATTCCATGCCCTCGACAACAGCAAACAGATCGGGCGGGATAACTTCGGCGGGGACCAGTTTGAGAATGGTCCGTATGGTCTGGTCGTGATTCGGTTTCATGATCTTTCTATGTCCGGGGGGCCAGTTGCCCGGTCCCCCGGACTGTTGATCGTGATTACGTTGTTTCGGTGCATACGGCGATAAGGGAACGCCATGCCGAAATGTGCCATTCCAACATGATATGTTCGTCGGCCGCATCCAGCTCGAAACTAGTTAACGCACCACCGGCCATCGTGACTCCGCTTGTGACGCCCGCCAGGAAGTCGTTCGAGGAAAAGGCTGCTAACAGATAGAAGCCTTTCCTCAACCCTTCCCTGGTTGCGTCCGCCACCGTGAACGTCGAGTCCGCGCCGGGATTGGTCCCGCCGTGAAGGTAGCTCATCCCGCCGACCATGCACGGCGTGCTGCCGCTGGTCGGTTGGACAAACTCGATCAACCCGGACTCTTCGCCGTCGAACGTTTCGCACATCACGGTCGGGTTGCCCGAGTACACGTAGTACGAGACTTCCATAGTCCCGCCTGTGGTAGACGCTGCGGAATCCAGCACCAGAGTATTCAGGTCCGTTACTTCCGTAACCGTGTACACGCCTGGGATGACGTAATCGGTGTTGTCGTCTTCACCGGCGACGATCACAACCTTGTCGCCTACTGCGACGCCTGTCGTGACAAAATCGGCGCCACTATCCGTAAGGATAAGCCCGGTCGTATCGAGCGCGGCGGTGGCTGAATAGTCGCTGCCAAGAATGTTGGTCTTGGTCTGCAACGGCATCGCGGTGCCGCGGCCTTTGAAACCCGTAACGGTTGATACGGGTTTGCCAGACCGGCCTGCGTCCGCGCCCACTTGGACGGTGACGAGGGTTTCGCTCGTGCCAGGGATGACGGTATCAACGCTGACGGCGACTTCGCAGACAGCGCCCGGTTCGTAGATGTCAATCCATTGGCCAACGGCGTTCGCCACGTAATCTTGCGCAGCGTATCCGGCAAACCACAGATTGTTGGTGGTGCTGGGTAACTCGACGTACCGATCGCGTTCACCTGCTTCGGTTGTGACCGGTTTTGCCGTGGTCGCATAGTTCCGGTCATAACAGACGCCATACCCTTTTCTTAGGGCTGTGGAACCTGTGAAGAACACGCGACGCGGCGTATAGATTGCCGCATTTTCCAATTCGGTTATCATGTTGTGTCCTCCTTATTTCGAGATGACGGCTTGACGGCGCCGGTCATCGCAATACAGGTTCCAGGTACAGTCCACATGGACGACAAGCGTGTTGTGTTGATCGGGCGATACCGCCGGTTTGGATTCCCGGAGATAATCGCCTTCAAGGAACACAGGGTAGTAATGTCGCGTGTCGATCATGTAGATGGGATCGGTTGTGTCACTGTCGAGCGCCGGAATCCATTGCATCGGCAATCCCCTGAATACGGTCTGCCCGTCCATCGAAGCAATGTCGCGGCCCAAAGATTCGTTCTGAGCTTCGGCAAGTTGTTCAAGGGCTTGCAACGTTTCCAGGTTCATGAAGATGGCCAGTTTCCGGCCTAACCCGGTACGGAACTCTTTGACGGTAGTCGGCTGTTTGAAATCGATCTTTCGAAACGCCAGCCGCATTTTGCTGATAAGATCGTCTTTCGAGACCGTCGTATACACGTCAGTCCAGTTCGCCCAGGTTGTGTAGGTGGCTGAATCAAGACCGCCTGCGCCGCTTGTGAACCCGGCCGGGTTAAGCCCGTTGAATCCTTGGCTGGCCCCTTTGACAACCCAATAAGGCAAGCCCATCGGCGTCACCTTATCGCTGCTGTCAGTGGGTTTTGCCCAGGCTGAGGCTTCAAAGAGTTCTGCAAGGCTCAGGTAAGAATCGAGTCTGCGAACCTTGATCAAGTCCACAATCTGGGCCGGCGTCCGGTTCACCAGGAACTCGCGGTGTTCAAAGGCGTAGTTGGTCGTATTGTGTCTCCACGGGATGTCAATCGTAGCGAGGACGTTGGCGACATTCACCACGTCCGGCGTAAACATACCGACGTGCCGTGCAGCACCACTTGTTTTGTACATGATGGTTCGTTGAATCGAGGTGCCAGAATGGAACTTCACCTGGTCCCGATTCATGATTCGGTCTACGAACGGATAGTTCGGAAAGGCTTGGGCGATCTGGCTGAGTTTGCCTTTACCCAAGTCTTTCTGAGTAGCCGTTACGAGATCGAGGCTGTCTGCTACTGTGACAACCATAATACTCGGTGTCCTTTCGGTTAGAACTCGTCAGCTTGTTCTCCCCCGCGTTGCAGGATTGCCTTAACAGAGGCAATGGCCCGTTTTTCAGGGGATACAGTCAACTCTCCTGCCGACTTGCGGTTGGTAGGTGGATGCGAGATAAGATTCTGTCTCGCATCGAGTTTGCCAGCGAGTTCGTTTCGTGCCAGTTGTTTCTGTCGATCAGCAAACGTCACGCGAACGGACCGCTCGAACAAGTTTCTCAACGAAGGTCGCCGGGCGCCATGCCGTTCGGCGATCGCTGCGGATATTTCCAATTCCTGAAGAACCTGGAGCCGGTTGCCGTACTGTTGACCAAGTGGGTCAAGTTCCCTAGTCGGTCCTTCGCCGACCGCGGATTTCAGATCGTCCGGCAACTGGCCGAAAAGCCCGTCCAACTGCTCATCGTACCACTGGGTCTGTTGATCACGAATGGTGTCTATCGAATCCTGAAGTTGCTGTTGCAACGCCATGATCGATTTACCATAGTGCGTGTTCATCCCGGTCAACGCTTCAATGAGTTTCGGATCGAATTGTTCGGCATCCAAAGCCAGTTGGTAGGCTTTGACCTCGGCTGGGGTCGCCGGTTGGTGTTCTCCGGCGACTATCGGTTGTTCTTTCGGCCGTTGAGTCTGTTGCATCAACGCAGCCATGTGCTGTTGAACCACCTGGTTCAGAACACCCAGGTCTTGCAGTTGCTCGACTTGGTCGCGTGTCATTCCAAACGCTAATGCGCGACGAACCGTATCCGAGTCGGCGGGAGGTGCATCGCCAACGGGTTCTGTCGTCGCAGCAGGTTCGGTTATCTCCGGTTTCGGAACTTGCGCTGGTTCCGTTACCGACGGGGATATAACCGGAATTTCGTCCTCGGTTCCCTTGGCTTCAATCGCGTCGAGTTCAGCAGACCGGTCGGTTAACGTAACCGTACTGGGTTCCGTAGTCTCGACATCATCATGAAGTTCTAATTCCGGAATGGGCATGCGTCTTCCTTTCCTGTTTGTTACGGATCGCCGTAACCGCCTTGTTTGTCGTAATATCCCATTGCGCGACCTAACGCTTTTCGATGGGCTCGGTCACGCAGAATCGCTCTGCCGTCGGGTGTATATTCCGTCGGACACCCTTGTTCTTCGGTCCAGTTGCGTAGTTCGGGAATCTGTTTTGGATGGCAACCAAACGCGTCGCTATGAAGCGGCCATATCCCGGCTGGGGTTGTCCTACTGCCAAACACGCGCCCGGCGAACTTCTTACAAAGACATTTGACCCGTCTGGCGGCGGTCGCGCCATCTTTGACCCATCGGTACAACGTCGCGTTACAGGAGTCGCAATGGTAATGGAGCAAGATCATGACATACTTCCTGATCGTGCGGCTTCTGCGGGCTGTTGGTTCTGGCCTAGTAACGATTGGATCATGGACGTATCTTTTCCCGCGCGAGTAACACCGGGCACATTTCGCCGGACATAGTTCCTGGTGGTAGATGCGGGTTTGCCCATCGAACCCGAGGTAACAGGTCCCCTATCGCTTTCGGACATCTGCCGTTGCGACGGGGTGAGTTTGGTCAGAATCTCGTTCAGTTCCGGGGTATCGGTCATCTCACTGTAGAACCGGACGATGGCTTCTGCGTTGGGGACATAGCCCTGTTGCATTAGGACGGGCGCAAACGGACCCAGCAGCTTTTCGAGTAGAAAATCCATAGTCTGAATTTTGGATGCCGGCGTCTGGTGGGTTGCTGAAAATGGATGGATACCAATATTGTAATCGAGGAAATCGCCTTCCAACTGTTCCGCGGTCAATTCAAAATGAAGGGCCAGGTCCGCACCGGGTATCGGTTTGACCAAAGGTATTTTGATCATGGGATCGGTCCATAGGTACCACGCCAACTGTTTCACGACCCGCTTGGTGAAGTTGATGACCCGGTCCTGCATATCAGCAACACGTTTTGAGGATGTTGCTGCCATCAACTGTTCTTGACCAAGCGTTTCTGCGGAAGTTGACAGGCCGCCAAGCGTATCGAGGTTCCCGGCAGCCCACGAGAATAGGTCTTTGGTTTGTATGAAGAAGGCGAGTGTAGCCGCGTCAATCCCGCCGTACCGAAGTTCTTTGGCCGACCCTGGCTGGTCCATAGGCACGGCTTCCCCATCAACAGCTTTAAGTGTTTTGGTAGCATCATCAACCGCGTCGCGTTGTACGGCCAATATGGTTTTCTGCCGTTGGGCTTGGGCCGCAAACTTTCGGAACATCGAAGCGGTCAACGTGTGCATGTCAAACCACAGCGACGCAGGTGCTAGCGGCATAATTGAGCCGGGCACATCGCCGAATCCGAGTATTTCATATGGGCCCGATTCCGGGCCGTCCCATTCATGTTGGGCCAATGGCGGCAGGCTTTCTTGCAACGATAACGTCAGAAACAACCCGCGTTTTGGCAACCAAACATCTACGAGTTCTGCGGATTGATCGAACTCTTCGTCTAGGGTGTTTTTGTCTTCGGGAAACCGGTCGTCGGACCCGGAACCAAACAACGATTCCCCGCCTTGTGAGGTTGGCTGAATCAGGCTAACAACATCCGGGTCATACAACCCGGCATTTTTAATCTCGTTCATAGTAAGGCGGTATTTGTTTCCGACATACTGAACCTCTTCATATTTCCGGGCGGTAACGTCCCAGAAGAAGTCGTCCAGATGAACTGCGTCACAATACGGTTGGCCTATATCGTGGTAGTACCCGCCCAGCTCGACGGACGCGCTTCGGTTCAACCCAAGTTTGACTACGCCTATGTCGAACATAGCGTTCATGACGACTTCGCGAAGCGTATTGATGAACTGAATCTCGTCGAGGAGATGGTCCACGGCGAGTTTAAGTTTTATAGAGAACGGTTTCAGTGCTTGATGCGGAGTTGTGATCATGACCTTAGGGGTTTTTGCAGCAAGCAACCTGGTATATATGCTGACGGCAAGTTCCAGAAAATTGATGTACTGCCGTTTGCCGACCCCATCATCCCCAAAATACGGGCCGACAAAATGTTTCAGCCGGTCCACCCGATATTCCCGGAACGGCCGGAGTTTTGTGTAGGACGCACGGATGGAGACGTTCAACCGGATCAGTTCTTTTTCGGTGAGCCCTACCATTGGTCCTCTTTTTCGCGGAGTACGGCGACGTGTTGTTCCCGGCGTTTAGCAAAACAATGTTCCGGGATAAACTTTTCTTGTTTAACCGTTGACCTGGGTTGTTTTGCGGCCCGGCATACCAGCGCGTCGGCAATGACGCGGTCAGCGTGGTTATCCCCGGCGCCCGAAGGGTCAATAGCGTTCTCGGAAGCCACATGGACCAGTTGACCACCTGGCCGGAACACGTATTGTCTGCATTCGTCCAGGGCAACTTGTTGCCGGTTGACAAACTGACCGTCTTTCAACGCCTTCCGATAATCGGTTAACAACAGGAGTTTTGAGCCGAGTGTGGTATACCATCCAGGGACCGTAGAAGATTTCCGGTATGCCGCTTGCTCATCTTGTTTGTAGTAGATGTTTCGATATCCAGCGTCCAGAACCGTCCGACCATAAGGTCGACCATGACCATTTGCCTCCCATATAAGGAAAGCGTTGTTGAACCATCGGCATAACGCGACGGTCAGTTTGGCAAACTGTTCGGGCGGGGTATGGGGATTAGCGTAGGCGCCGATTTTCTCGCCGGTTTTCAGGTTTAAGATCGACAGGGTACTGTTTGAGGCGCCGGTACCGGCGGCAATGTCCGCGCCTACGCCAAACACAATATCGGTAGGCCAGACATCGTTCACATCCGGAAACGCCCAAAGTTCCAGATATCCTTCTGGATTCCGGTGAAACTCTTTGAACGTACAATCCTGGTCGTCGAATATCAGGTCGCCTTTCAAGAATGGGGCCATCGTATCTTTTACAATGAGCCGGTCCAGGACAAGCGAGTCGAAGAAGAGGAAATCGGACGCCTGGTAGTCAATATCCAGTTCTGCGGCGATTTCGGCAGGATGGGCGGCACGCCGGCATTGTTCATCGTACCAGGGACTCCGGACTTTCCCGTCGCGGATGAACGGGTAATCCAGCGGGAACGGGTAGGTCCTGTCCAGTTGTTCCAGGGTCCCATCTTTGCTGGTATACAACCCGAGTTTTTTGTCCGGATGTTGAGACCAATGGAGCCGGAACCGGACAATATCAGGTTTCTTGGCCAACGCCGCAAACGCGTTCCCGGCCCCTTTTGGGGTGCTGTTGAAAATCCGGCAGTTAGTGGTCTGGGACGTGGACTGCATGACGGCGTACCCGTCCGGGACGCTGGCAAACTCATCCAACAATATCGCCGTCCGCCGGCCACCCCGTGCCGTATCTGACGTTGTGGAACTCCCGTCCATCGTCGAGGACGTGTTCAGGTTGTAGAAATGGAGCGAGGTCCGGTTCATCTGCGGCCGGAGCCAGCCCGGCTGGTTCTTGTACACAAAATCGAGTTTCGAGAACAACGCGTCCGGGTCGTCCGTCTTGTCCACAAGGTCTTCTTTCCGGCTCATGCACAAGAACGTCGTGAACTCCCGGAAATGGTAGAACCATTCAAAGGCCAGCAGACATAACCACGTCGCCCCCATGTCCCGCGACTTCTCAATCAACAGGTCGTGGCCATGCGTAATGGCCTTCAACACGTCTATAAACGGGTCTATCTGGAAGTCATAGAGTATCATTGGGACCACCCGTTGCCCAGACTTCCGTGGGTCATACGTCCAGATAAACGTGTCCACATAGAACATCGGGTCCCTGGAACACATGATGTAGAGTTCTTCTGCCGTTGCCCGGTCGCCGCCGGCTTCCTGGATAACCCGTCTCCGGAACTCAAGGTTCTCTTTCAACCCGCGTGGTACAAGGTTGTCGTAAGGAAACTTCATCTGCCATTACCATCGTCTAAAAAAGTTTACCCAAATACAAAAACGCCAATAATGCCAAAACCAGTATCCAAAGCCCGTACCACACCGGGCCAAACTTTGGACGTTCATAGTCGCCTGTACTCATGCCACCACCTTTGCTAGACTACGGTCTATCACCTTCAAAACCTGCCGGCCATCGTCCTCAAACCCTTCCATCCGGTCCATGTCGCTTCGTGTCGGCAATATCTTGGGCCATATCTGTGCGTAGAAAACCCTCCTGAACTGGTCGTCGTCCCGGCACATCTTCAATAACCCCCAGGCGCCAGGTGTCGGTGCGTCAACCTCCTTGGCCTTCTTGCCCTCAATATGCTCGAATACCCAGTGGATCGCCATCCGGGCTTGTGCGCTTATGCTCAACGCATCTGTGGCTGTGGGCGAGGGTGCAGACCCTGTAGAAACCTCAGGGGTCTCAACGACACCTTGGTTCAACAAGGCCCGTTGTCGGCCCCGTGGCTTTGCGCGTTCGGTATGTTCCACGTGGAACAACCCTCCTTGTCCAATACACACTATAC